TTCATGGCCTTTGTGGAACGTTTGAAAACGCCCACAAACAAGCCCAACATCATATGGTTTCATGTTATTTCTTCTCCTCTTTAATTCCAAGTGTATAAATAAATGTTACTAAGAACACAATGAAAAAAGCGATATATACAATAATTGCTGCAGGAATAGTAAATATAATTGTAATAAATATATATATCTTACCGAACCAGTTTCTATTTTGGAGCCACGTTTTATATTCTCCTATTGGTAATAATTCATCCACTGCACAAGCAACTACTAAAATCGCTGTGAAAAAAAATTCGATTAAAAAGAATGATATAAATACGTTCTCCATTATGCTGTCTCCACTTTTAATTCAGGATTAAATACCGGAATCTTCTCTGATTTGAAGAGACATCGTTTATGCATTAAATCAATCTTAGCTTTTACATTCAGATCGTCAATCTCTCCTGTACGAAGATATCTGTCCAGAACTTCATATGGGAATCCTAAATTGTCCTCATCTGTCTTTCCACATAATCCATCAATTGGAATCTTTTCAATAAGCTCTGTAGGAAGCCATAATTCATATCCAAGTTTTTTAACTTCATATACAGTTAATTTTCCTAACGGACTAAAATCTCCTGCTGAATCACCATACCTGGTTTCATAACCGACATATGATTCTGAAAGATTACATGTATTTGCTACTCTTCCATTGCAAGACTGAGAAACAGCATATAATGTAGACATTCTAATACGTGCCGGAAGATTTATTTTTGTCTGTTCGCTGATCTCGATTCCTGAACTTTCGAGTCTTGATAACACACTTCGAACTGTGTCGCTAATGTTGATTTCGTATGATTTAATATCAAGAAATTCACAAAGCTTGTACGCAGCATAAATATCTTTCTGCTGACCCTGTGGCATTAGTACACCAATTACACGATCTTTTCCAAGAGCTTCTACACAAAGCGCTGCTACTACGGAAGAATCTTTTCCACCAGAGATTCCTACAATTGCATTGCAGCCGGGACCATTCTGATCGAACCAGTCTCTGATCCACTGTACAATTTCATTCTTGAGTTCTTTAAAATATCCATCGTAATATTTCATCTTATAATCCTCCTAAACAATTAATATATTGTTTAACATTGCCATTATCATATGTCTTTGTAATCAATACGGCAGACACTGTTTGTCCTATTCTTCCATGATATTTACGATATGTACTTTCATCACTAAGTGAATATTCCACTCCGTTATAGTTTACCGTAATTTCATACTCGGCATAATCTGTCCGAAATTGCGGAACATGATTAATTATACCTATTAAATGAGTTTCTTCCGGCTTATAGTATTCATTAACAATTTTGACTTTTACACTTTCTTCTTTCTTATCAATACATTTAGCGCATCCAGTCAACATAAATACACTGATAAACAGAAGAATTAATATAGATACTGCTTTTTTCATTTTGATTCCTCCTGCAGTTCCTTTCTTACTTTCATAAGAATTTATATGTAACTCCTACTGTCCTTTATGTCTTGACATATCGACTGTTGTTTTAAAATATTTACCAATTGTTGCAATTGTTGCACAAATAACAGGGATCATTGGTTTCGTAAATCTAGTTGTATTAAATATGATATTTAGTCCATTAACCAATGCGTCCCCTACAAAAAATTTCAGTATACATCCACCTATGTAAGCAAACATAAATGATAATGCCGGACTAATAACAAGAGTGAAAATCGCAAGGATGATTACTGTAAACGCACCTATTCCTTCTAATGTATTATCTTTTCTGTTCATTTAATTCCTCCGAATCTTTTTCATATTCAACTACAATTACATGTAATCCATATCTTCTGGCAGTATCAATCATATTTTTTGTACCTCGCGATTCACAATCCCAAAATGCGATCAATGTACCAGAGCCTGATTCTGATGCAAATTTTGCCATTTCATTATTACGTCTAGGGCCAGCAGACTTTCCATAAACTCCCCATAACGCTTGAAATCTTATAACGGAGTAACCATTATCAAACGCATAACATTCACCAAGCCTATCTGCACCTTTTGCGCCACCACTAATAATTCTAATTTGCTGAGTGTTATTAACTTGATTCTCTTCGATATAATCTGACACAGTTTTCTTAAGCAAACGATAATCATCAAAATCTCGTGAACCGGCTATAATAATATTCATCGCCTCGCTCATTCATCCAGCCTCCATAATTCTACATCATAATCTTTAAGCTCATCTTCAATGATTTTATAAATCACTTCCCAATCAGCTCCTCCTCTTCCACAACCAATCTTATACGGAAGTGCTACTGAAGTTCTACAAAGATCTTTTCCTTCTAGTCCATTTTTTTCACGCCATACTCCAAAATGTTGCGAAATATATCTTAAACCATCTCTAAAAGCTTCAAGATCTGTGTACTGTTTACCATCATATCCATATTTATTTTGTGCGAATAAAGACAATACAATTTGACCTCTATCTTTCAATAAATATGCATCACACGTTCCGAGTAGTTCTTCCGACTCGAACTTACAAAACTCACAAAACTTTCTATAGTGTTTATAAATGCCTTCATCATAATCTCTTAATACTTTAGCGACTCCAGTGTTCATTTCTCCTTGGCAGTTAACCTGATGAATTATAAAATCTGTCTTTGCATTAACGATATTACCTTCAATAATTTTAATCATTTACTTCCTCCTATATAAAATCTTGAAATGTAAATTTCTCACCACAAGAACAGATTACTTCTCCAACAGTTCCAATACTTGTGGGAACAAATTGATATGTATATCTTCCGCCACAACATCCCCCAGCTCTCAATCTCTGTTCCATAGTTTTCAAACCATGTTTCTCAGCATCATGTTTTAATTCCCACTCTCTGATTTTCTCTTGTTCTTTTTCTGAAATTGGAAATCCTCTGTACAGATCCTCTTTCGTTTTTTTTAGTTCTGCTTCCATTCTCTGCATTTCAGAATCTTTATAATGCTCATCTTTGAGCTTTTTATTTTCTTCTTCTAAATATTTAATTCGTTTTTCATAAGTATCTACTTTATCAATAATCCCCTGACAAAGATCTGAAACTGAATCCGTAAAATATGTACTACTCATTTTTATACCTCCTTCATTACATATTTCACTGGAACCCTTTTAGTCAGCCAAACTCCATTTTTAGATAAGTAAAATTTGTATCCATCTTTGTACATCTGTTCACTATTGATAGAATAAACAACTTCTTTACCATGTCTCTTGCCGACAGCTTTGGCGGTTTCAACATCTTTTGACAAATGAACATATAAACGACTTTTAGGAATCAATCCATTTTGATCGATAGACGCTATATATTTCTCGCCAGTTCCATGATAAAGAATTTTAGGTGGCTCTTTCTCTTCCAGTTCTACATCTACCGGAATTGAATGTCCCTGATTCGCTCTGATCAATGTCTTATCATCATTGAAAGAATATCGCTGCTTATTGTCAGTCCGTACAATTTCCTCTAAAATTTCTTTGTTGAATCCGGGATTATTCTTCTCAATACCCTGAATCAGTTCTTCTACATTCGCCCAACCATGTTCATCTATAGTAATACCAATAACTTCAGGCTTATGTCTTAATATAAGACTTATATATCTACTAATACTTTGTAAATTCATTCTCTTTACTCCTCTTTACTCCATAAATGATGAAACATGTACGGTTACAAAATCACTATGTGCACGAATATAATCCAAAGTTTTCACTGTATCTTCTACAATTGCAATCTGAGACGGCTTTAAATAACTCTTCAAGAATTATTAATTTTGTATTTTTATTTGCAACAAAATAGATATTGTCATCAGGTAAATCATAGTTGTTTTTGATAAAAGCTTTTTTGCCGGGGATCTCACTAGAAGGACTCTTTGAACAAGCATATACTTTGTCAATACCTTTCTTCTGAATAAACTTTTGCATTAATTTAATCGGACGCACATCTTTATACGGATTCTCACCGGAAGCTACAAGTCTATCCCATTCATCATCAGTCATACTATGACTTAATTCAGAGAACTCATACGGAGCAAGTACTCCATCTACGTCCATTACTACAATTACATCATCTTTTAATAAATAATCTGTAATTTTACTCATCTTTGTTTCCTCCGTTTAGTCTTTCTCTAATGTCTTCAAATGTTTCTTTATGATACATTTCACCGTCTTTAAATACAGTTCTTAATACTCCGTCACGAAATACATCATTAAATCCATCCATGCATTGCAGCTCTCCATTGTCATCGTGATATATACAACAACACCCTTTATGAGACTTTTTCAAATGACTCGTGTCGGTTTTTGGATCTTTATAAATCATAATTGGCTCGCCATTGACAATTCCATAGGTGGCTTTCATAGCAATACCAAACATATCTCTGGTTACAACAACTATATGTCCATCAGGCTCTATAACTGCTGAGAAGCAAAAGGCTCCGACTCCGAATACGATATTGTTTGCAGCAAATCCTTTTTTCTTCAGTTCTTCCCATACCTGCTTTACATTATTAAGAGTACATCCGTCCCCATAGATAATTCCAATGTGCGGATCAAGCACTTTGTATCCTTTGCTATTTACTGTTCCGCCGAATGTATTCCAAAGCTTTTCAATTGTCTCTACAGCAATTTCTACCATATCCCCGGAATCTGGACGAACCAGAAGTTTACCATTATGCTGCATGATTTCTTTTTTACAAGCCGGAAGAATATTATCAATCATGTTCCAGTAATCATATGTATCAGATACCATACTAAAGGATGCATTAGGATATAATTCTGTAAGCAGTCTTTTTACAAATGTAATTTCATCACCGTCTACTGCAAAGTTTGAAGCCATGCAGCTATGTTCTGTTGATACAGCACCAATTCCGATTCTTTCAGTCCAGCAGCAAGCATCATAATACGTATCTATATAATCAATGGCTGGAATTGTGCTTGTCTTATCAAATGATAATAACCAAGCAGATGAACATCTTACTGCCTCTTCTATACAAGACATTCCTCTCATACCAAAGTCTGAGCAGGCCATTTCAGGTCTTAAAAAGTCATCACAAGTCATTTTATAGTAGTCGTTTGCAAGTTCTCTATACATATGACCAATTGTTGCATGAGCACATGGTTTCCAGAGTTCAACCTGCAGGATACATTCTATCCACTGTACTACCCAAGCAAAATCTGGATGTGTGTTTGTAATTTCGATGCATGGGATGCCCATTGGTACTAATGTTCCCTCCGGGATAGCACGTATCTGAATTGGAAGATAACCTAATTTATGAAGTTTCATAATAGGCTTTAGGTCATAACTATTTCCTAACTGTATATCCATACTGTATTTATATGTATGCTCAACTTCTGCTGCTGTTAATTCAAAAAAGTTTTTATTAAAATAATCGACCAGATACTCTTCAATAAATGCCTGTAGACCAAAGAATACCATTTTGTTCTGATTCTTAAGCATTGATCTTCGTGGGGTCCAGTAAGATACTAA